CCATATTATCGCTTGGCTCATAAAACTGCGATACATCGGAAAGTGCCGAATAAAGCCCTGCTTCATTGTCCAGCTCGCCCTCATAATTGTCATCCAATAATCCAGTTAAGTCCGCCTCTGAGTCATAGTATTGGTCGTCTAAAGCATCATGGTCTAGTGTCGGACTTGCCCACGTGCCTCCAAGTTCTCCGCCGGGACTGGCTCCTCCGTCAAAATCAAATTCAGTGCCGTCTAGAGTTAAAGCATCTCCGGCTGTATAAGTGGTATCGTTATCAGTATATCCAACTGCCCAAGATTGTAACTCTGCGAAGGTGTCAATATCGGTGTCTTGCATATATCCTGTAACAGTTAAAGTATCACTTACCTCGTTATCAGCCCAAGGGTTAGTTGTGTTTACCCAGTTTCCTGTAATAGTTTCAGCACTGCTTAAATCTAATGTTGTATCAGTATAATTACCTGCGTGTATATTAGTCGCCCCTTGGTCTTGAGTCCAGTCTATATGCTCGTTAGCTACAAAATCGCTAAATCCATCGTGGTAAGCTCCACCAGCGATTGCATAAGTAGAAGAACCATAAGCTTGAGTTACATAAGGAGTTAATCGTGTTATCCCACTCGTGTTGTCAAACCAATAATCCAAAGTTGTAGTTGAAAAAGTCCAGCCTCCAGTTCCGCCAGTAACAACAAAATCTAAAGTTCCATCATCATCTTGGTAAGTAACCGTTATATCAGTTTCTGTATTTCCTGTTACCATACCGCCAATATAATCCTCAACCTGTTCTTCTGTGAGCTGTGAACCGCCCCCAGCGTCAACAATACCGCCCCTTACTGCAAAAACCACTCTATCGCCAGTATTTAGCCCTGTATTAAATGTTACAGTGTCAGAATCAGTTTCTACATAACTATCCCCTATAATTTGATAAACACCATTAACAAAGACCTCCAATTCGTTGTCGCCAGTATCATAAGTAAATGTATTTAAATCAAAGACTGTTTGATTATTAGTAGAAGTCGCTTGCTCATAAAAAAAAGTCTGTAAAGTAGAAGTAGACTGCCATTCTTGGCTTGAATCATTCCATTTTAAAATATACCCGTCAGCTAATGTAGAAGTAGAAACATCGCTAACATCACTTAAATAATTAATAGTTGTCCCACCGCCCCCTGCACCACAAGCTTGTGTTGTAATAGCACCAGTACCATTACCAATTAAGCATTCACCTGATGTAAAAGATGATGCTCCTGTACCACCTTGAACAACACGAAGCACAGAAGCCCCAAGTGTTTGTTCTTCTGTTAATTCCTTATATTCATCTGTAGTGAGTGTCATTGCCCTTGAATAATTAAACACTAAAGCCAATATTGCTATTGTAATTATTCCTAAAATTGAAGCCTTATTTTTCATAGTTTTATTATAACTTTTTTAATACATTAAGTCAAGATTAGAATCTGTAATCTGCCAAAAGTATTTCATCACTTGCAGGTGCTACTAATAATGTTATTGTTTTTCCTGATAAAGTGTAATCCTCTGTAATTCTTAACCGTTGTCCGTTTCTATATAATTTAAGTGAGCCTGTAAAAGGTGTTTTAGCTAGCTTAAACTCTGTATTAACTCCATTTAAAGTCCCGCTTGGTGTTTCATCATCTACGAAATGACGTTGCATAGCAATATTAGAAAACCCTCCTCCACCGCCACCCAAAGGTTTTTCATTTATCATTTCTTCTAATTTTTTAAATCTTTCTTTTAACCCCTTAATGGCTGATTCATCTAATCTTTCGTCTCCTTGCAATAGTTCTAGGCTGTCTCTTATCTTTTCAGCTTCCATCGGAATACTATTAACAATATCTTCTAGTTCAGGAACTTCTATCATTTCCATTACTTTTTCAACAATGCTGTCTTCATCAGAGTCTTTTCCGTCTTTAACTTCTGCCATTCTGTTATCAATAGTTGTTTTAAGTTTATTAAATTCTCCCTGTAGTCTAATAAACTCTTTGTCTGTTTTATTATCTATTTTGTTGCTGGTAGTAAGTTGTTCATTTTCAATCTTTTTTGCTAATCTTAGATTAAATTCATTAAGTTTATTTAGTGCATTTGTTATTTCTTCTCTATTCTTTTTTACGAATTCAAGAACTTTATTAAACGCACTTTTAAACTTAGCTTCTGTTAAGCCGTCAGAATCCATTAATGATAAAAGTTTTTGTAGTTTTTCTTCTTGTGTCATATATTATTGCTTATTTCTTAATTCTACTCTTTGTTTTTCTAGTTCATCTATTTGCTTTTCTAGTCTTTTTATAGCTGTTCCGTCTGTGGTATTTTTAAGTTTTTTCGTAAGGGTTTCTATAGTATCACCTAGTTGTACGTCTTCTGGGCTAAAGGGAAGTTTTTGAAAGCCTTTTTCGTTGTTCTTTAATTCTTTTACATAATTAATGAACTTTTGGCTTTTGTCGTTTATCATATCTCTGACAAGCTGTAATTGTTTTCCGACAAGTTTTTTTCCACTTTCAACACTTTTAATTGTTGCTTCAATTAATTCTTTGCTTATTTTCTTGATTGCTCCGTATTGCCTTAATAATTGTACTGCTATTTGCGGTGTTGATAAAAGAGAACCTATAATCAACGGAACATTGCCAGTCAAAACACCACCAGCACCGAAAGCCGTTCTTGTATAAGTTCCTACTTTTTGACCACCAGCATATCTTATGTCCTCAATCGCTTTTATAATATTAACCTGTTTTTCAACATCTGGGATTATTCCTTTTAATCTTTCAAGAGCCTGTTCTTTGCCTTTTCCAGTTAAGTTAGCTAGTTTTGATATTGCGTTGTCTTTAAGACCACCGTCTTTTTTAAAATAATCCTTTTTAATATCATTTAAAAACTTTACTTCTGTCCCGTAGGCTTCATCAAGTTCTTTTAAGCCCTCAATTTGTCCTCTATATTTGGTATTTATCTCATTTCTAAGTCCTCTAGCTATATCCTGTGATGCTTTTGACCTAGTAGCGTCATATTTCGCTAAATCAGCTAAATCAGCCCTTAAATTTAAAAACTCATCAGCGTCAAGACTGGTTCTATTCGTGGTAGACGGAGACCAGTTATCATATAATGTTTGTATAGCATTTATATCGCTAGCGTTTCTTGTGGCTGATTTTGTGGTAGCTGTTATTTTTCCGTCTTCTATATTAAATCCATATCTATTTTTTAGCACATCATCAAAGAAATTGTCGTTTAATTCAACAGTAGCTCCACTTTCTCGTATGGCTTGGTAAGTCTTGCCAGTGTCCTTCAGGGCTTCAATCCTGTTCTCTATTTTAGATATAGCGTTTTTAGCAAATACTTCTCTGTCAACATTTTTTATAGCTTGTAATGTAAATTCTTCTGGGCTGTTTATAACCTTAGTTATTGTTTCTGGTGCTAATCCAGTTGCCTGCGAAACTCCATATTTTGTAACTATTGGAGCTTTTTCTGCTATTTGTCTGCCTGCTCCCTTAACAGCTTTTTCACCTAATCCTAGTGCTTTTTTTGCACCACTAACAGTTTCTCTTAATGTTCTTTTGGCTGTGTCTTTTGCCACAGTCCCAATCTTTCCAGCACCCAAAACATCTACAGTCGCCAAACCGACACTGCCGATAGTTTCAATATTTGCTATAAGTGTTGGATTTTTTTCTTTCCACTCTTGCCAAGTTTCAGAACCTTTTTGTAGTGCATCAACTGCTCCAGAATTTTCTAATACATCCATTACATCTTCTTTAACTTGGTCTTCTGTTTCTTGAGAGACCAAAATCTTGCCTATTCCAGTATATAATTCTCCTGCGATATCATTAAATAAGTTAGCTATAGACGCAACATATTTTCCACCTGCAGTTATTGGGTCTATTTCTCCTTTTAATGATTGGCTAATAGCTTCTGTAGCTTCTCCTGACCTTCTTCCTAATGCTTCACTAGAGCCTGTAAATATATCTTTTATATCTCCAGCAGTTTCTTTTATTTTGTACCAAAGACCAGTCTTTTTTGGTTCTGGTTTTTCTTCTACTGCTTGAATAACTGGCTGTGTCTCATTTTTAAGTTGTCTGTATTTAGAATAAACACTGTTGACATAAGCAGGAACGTCATAATTTACACCGTATTTATTAACGCCAACTTTCCCCTCCCATTCTGGCTGTCCGCTGTTCCACATTGAAGCAATTTGTGCTGGGTTATAACCAGCATCTTTCCAGTCTTTTAATTTTAAATAAGTAGCTTTGTTTTCATTCTCAAGTGTCAATGGAGCATTAGGGTCGCCAAGATACCTAGACGCTGTTGATTTCCAGGTGCTAGGCAAATATTGATAACGGCTTGCTAATTCTCCACTAGAGCCTTGAACTGGTCTATTTCCAGTTTCGTGTTCTCTAATCGCTTTCGCTAAATTTACTATGTCTTGGTCTAACATTTTTTTCTAAGTATGAAAGAATTAAACCTTTTAATCCCCAAAATATTAATAATGATAAAACTATATTCATATTACCAACTAAATTCGCCGCCTACAGTAGCTTCTGTTCCGATTGGTTCGGCTTGTGCTTCTTTTTGCGCCTCGGCTAATAATTTATTATGTTGTTCAAAAATTCTGTCTAACTCATTTCTTATATTACTTTCTGACGTATCATATCCGACTGTATTTCCGTTATCGTCTTTTACTGCCCAATTACCAAATTTAGTTGCGGCATTTTGCAACATAATTCTTTCTTGGTCAGATAAAGCGCCAAGTGTTCCACCTTTAGCTTTTAAGGCTGTTAGTGTGTCCAATGTTTCTTGAGACACAAGTAAATTTATTCCTGCAACAAAATCTCCTTTTTTATCTCCTATATAATCAAGGATTGGTATTCTTCCTAAAAAGTTTTGTCCAACCGCTGAATTAAGTCCAGAATGGTTCATCAAACCTTCAATTAAGTCTAGCTTATCTTTAACTACACCGAATTCGTCTCCTTTTGATATTCTTTCTTGGTCTACTTTAGCTTGGTTAGCGTTTACTTCTTGTTCTAGTTTTCTTATGTCTAAAAGTTTCTTTTGATAATCAAGCGGGTCAATATCTCCTTTTGTATTAATGTCGTTATAAATTTTAGCTATTTCTGCTTGTGTTTTATCAAGTTCTGCCATAGTCTTTGCTTCTTCTAATCCAAACTCCCTAAGTTCTAATTCTGACGGAGCTGACGCGCCAGTGGCGGCTAAAAGCTCGCCTGTTTGACTGTCAAATAAATATTCGTTTTCTCCAAGTTTAACTGTTTCTCTTGGTGCTTCAGTTTTAGCGTATATGCCAGCTTCAGTCATTATTTGTAATGCTTCTTCTTTGCTCTTAGCATTTCTAATGGCATTTAATGTAACACTATCAGCTCCACTTTGAGCGGCACTTACACTCATATTCCATATTTCAGCGTCTTCAGCTTCTTGTCTAGCTGCTTCCCTAAGTTTGGCGTTCTGAATATCAATCTGTTTTTGAGCCCTGTTTTTATCCTGTACGCTTGTTCTGGGGCTATCAATTAATAGTTGCAAATTAGCTTTATTAACAGCGATTCTTTCTTTTATTGGGTCATATTTTTGGGCTACAGCTCTATCAACTTGGTCTTGAGCAGTCGCAATATTACCCCTAGACGCCTCTAAAAGAGCATTGGTAGTTAAAGCCTGTATAGCGTTATTTCTTAGTCTGGCACTTTGTAGCGGTGCTAAGCCTGCTTTAGTTCTGCCCCTGCCGATTGATTCTTGTTGTAGTTGCAAAGGAATTGATTGAGATTCGGCTTGTATTGCCTTTAATTGGCTTTGTAAGTCTGTTTGTGTTTTTAATAAATCAGGAAGCCCTTGTGCTGTTTCTTGCTCGGCTCTAAAAGCACTTTCGCCCAACAAGTCTTTTGTAGCTTGAGCTATTTCGTTCTCTAAGCCGATTTGTTGAGTTTCGGACTGTGTGTATTCAAGGGGTAGTGTTGAATCAATTTTACTTATATCCATTGCAGGTGTTTCCTGATAAGTATTAAAATCAATATTGTCTTCAGGGCTTAAAGTAGAAGAATTTAAAGACGATGTGTCAACAGGAACAAATCCCTGGTCAGCCAACGCTTGTGTTGGTTCTTCTTCTTTTATTTCGCCAGTTGTTATATTTTGTACTGCCATATATTTTTATATAAATTATGCTATAAGCCCTAAGTTTTGTAATATAGTTACGATTTCGCCTATTGTATAACCTCCAAAGGTTGAACCAGCGTTTACGGCTGTTCCAGATTCTTCTGAAAATGAAGCACCAGTTACGCTGTTATCTTGCTGTATTACAGGTGTTGTTCCATAAAAGCCAATTTTTTCACTAGCTTTAGTACCTATTTTAGTACCCTTTATTGTGCTTAATCTAAAGTTTTTACCGTTGCCAATGTCTAAATCTCTGTTAAACAAAAGCCTGTCTCCACCGTTCATTTGGTCTAGTTCTTTTCTGATTATTTCTTTTACTTTGTTTTCAAATGTTTTTTCATCTTCCATATTAGTTTAATTCATCGTCTTTAACCTCGTATTTAATATTAATAGCTGTTGTAATAGCACCTCCAGTACTTTCAAGTCTAAACTGTATTTCTCTAAATTCTGGTAGTGTTGCTCCTGTGCTTTCTATATTAACCGCATCGTGATATTCGCTATCATCGGTCGTATTTGTGAATATTGTAGTCCAAGCACTATTCTCTGATGTCCTATATTTTAATACCACTTGCCCGCTAGCTGGTAATGCTTCTGTCTGCACGCCTACGCTTAAAAGTTTTTTAGTTTTATACATTTCTTCTCCTCCTCCTCTTATGAATAAAGACTCATATATAGACGGTGTTGTAGTTGAGTAGGCTATCCCTCCTTTAGCTACATCTGAATTGTTATAAGCAACATAAAAGTCGTTTTTATGGACTGCCATCCCTTTATAGCTAGTAGCACCCCCAACAATATATTCAAGTGACAATCTTCCAATATCATTTAAAGACCAGATTCCAAGCCTTTCGTTGTAGTCATTACTTTCTCCTGGTGCTTCAAAATCCATTGGGAAATATAGTTTATTATCATAGTTAAAATTATATTTCTCTATTCCGTTTGTTGGCTCTCCTGCTGATGACCTAGTAGCTAAAAGATAGGTAACTTCTTCAAACTCAGCTCCGTTAAAAACCTTAATACTTATTCTTACATTGTCAGACATTATTGCATATAATCTTCCACCCAATGTCGCAATATGATATATATATCTTCCGTCAAAATCAAATCTTCTGTTTACTGTAGTTAGTGAGCTATCTCTATCCCAAAAATAAATCGTACTTCTCTTTGCGTTTATATTATTACAAGCCACAGCCAGAAAATCACCATACTCACAACCACAAGAAATATAAGAATTATCTGGGAAAGCTATTAATGCCGTTCCGCTTTCTTCCCAACTGCCATCATTAAATCCAAAAACAGAAGAACCTACAAAGAAATAAAGAATATCGTCTATTTTAAAATGTACTGGCTGTGCTAAATAAGTAGTAGCTCCCAAAAATCCGTCATAATAATCTTCGGTAATATCGTTTGCGAATGTACTTAAGTTAGACCTTTGTAAATAGCCAGCATCTAAATCAAAAAAGTAAGCGTAATTTTTGTATAAAACAAAAACATCCTTTGAAACATTGTCGGTAGTAGCAACATTTGTTCCTTCAGGTACAGCCCAATATCCGTTTGAAGCATCCCAATAAAACAAACTTGTTTTACTATCGCTTGCTCTTTGTCCTATACCCCACAAAACATTTTCTTTTGAAATAAGCCTGAATATTCCTTGATTAGTAAGTCCACCCTCATAGGTTGTTTGTGTCAGTTCTGGATGTGGTTTTAGTTTATGCTTATAAGAGAAGTTATCAAAATGCTTTGAATGATAATACTCACTAAAGTTCTTATCTCTAGGGTCAAAGGCTTCACCTCCGTCAAATCTGTCTATTGTAATTGTTTTTATTTTTCCCATTATCTTATTACTTCAATTAATATAATATTTGTAGGGTCTGAAGAATTTTCTCCAGAAATTGAAAGCTCTAGGCTTGTAGCATCCATTGATGTAACAGACATCCTGACATAATAGTCATTTGCTCCAGAAAATAAATAATAAGCTAAATAATTTGTACTTACCCCATAATCAAGAACATTGCCATCGCCTTGCCATATTGTTTCATAATTTGTTCCGTCATAAGTTCCAAAAGACCTAATTTCCACTCCGTTTGTTTCTTCGCTACCGCTTGTTACTAAAGTAGCTCTAACAAACTTAGGAACATCATCAAAATTATAGGTTATAGATGTTGTCGCAGTGCTTCCTCCTGGGTCAATAGTCCAGGTGTCTGCGAAATATTCTCCTAAATAATTGTCAACATAACTTTTTCTGACAGCCTCATTATCATTTTTAGGGTCTGATGTATATTCTGGTAATATGTTCCAAGTGGTAGAAGCGCTAAATGTGCTTGTGGCATTAAAAGTATGATGACCAGTCCAAATATAATCAGCAGTTTCGTCTATAGCTGTAGAAGTCCAGGTTGGCACACCACTTTTCATTGTTAAAACCTGGTTTTCAGAACCAGCTCCTAAACTCACAATAGAATTTGTGCCATTACCCAATAAAACAGAATTTGCCGTTAAGGTGGTTGTTCCAGTACCTCCATAGGTTACTGTCAAAGCGTCTGCATTCCAAGTACCAGTAGTTATTGTTCCGACTGTATCAAGACTAGAGGCTGTTGTTAGCCCACTTAATGTTACTATCAAAGGTAAGCTAGTGGTAGATGTTTCTATTTTATCGTTATTTAAGTTAGTAAAATTAGTATTTATAACAGCTCTTGAGTCTTTTATTTTATCGCTTCCGTTTATTGTTGTTATATCAGCCCCCAGATTGTCGTTTTCTGTAAGCAAATAAATAGGGTCAAAAGTAATATAATTATAAATAAAGCCCAAAGTGGCTAATGTTGTGAAAAGTGATATTATAAATATTTTGTAATAACTCATACTTTTGATTCGTTAGTTAAAGATAAATCATTTTTAGATTCTTTGTTAAAAGGAACGCCTGGGGCATTCCATTGTGAATCTTCATCATCCCAAGTAAGTGGGTCAGAACCATCCCAAGTCAAAGAACTGTCTTTATCTTCATTTGTAAGACTTAAATCATTTTTACTTTCATTTGTGGTTACTAATGGCATAATTATCTATGTAATATTGACCTCATTTTAATAACTTTTGGCTTGTCTTTTTCTCTTTGCCCGTAATGGTCTAGTATTTCTTGCATTAAACTGTCTATTTCATTCTTTATAAGCCCCACTCTATCCTTTTTATACTTCATAGCTTCTGGCAAAGCCAGCTCATAAGCCATTATAATATGGTTTAAAGCGAATCCTGGCTCTCTTGTACCTGTGTCTATATCAGTCTGCTCCCAAACCTTAGACTTACGTTTAAAGCCTATTTTAATGTCAGCAGAACCATATACATCAGTCGCAGACGGTGCTGGCAATAATCTAATTGTGTCATCGGTTACTTTATCAAAATATACAGGCAAACCGTCATTAGTCAGTAAATCTTCATAAGGATAAGTAAGCCCAGATTGGTCTAAGGGTTGTAATAAGCCCCAGTTACCATCGGCATTTTTTACTTTAGCCCATAGGAAGTCTAGAAATTCCGTTGAGAAAGTATATAAGCCTTGAGTGGCTGTTAAAGTTCCAGCGCCAACGGGCAAATCAGAATAATTTGAATCGTCAAATTGCCAAGTGCCGTCATTATTAATAATCCTATTGGTTATTTTTCTTTCAATAGGCGTTAATCTTCTAAGCACTTTTGTGTCGGGATAAGATGTGCTGTTTGCATCAACTAAATCCCTGGCTTCGGCTATTATATCTTCTATTGTCATAAGTTTTCGCAAAAATATTCTCTACAGGTTTCTGGTCTAGTGTCGTATATTGAGCATTTATTGTTTACCAGTTTAGAACATTTTAAAGGTATTTTAATATAAGTAAACGGGTTTTTATCAATTACTTCTACGCCGTGATATTCAAGCCATTTTTTAACATCATCATTAGCATACTGAGTTAGTGGTAGTATTAAGTTTTTACAGCAATCTCCGCACTGTTTGCATTTCTTCATACTAATATAGCCACTTTCCAATATGCTGTACTGGCTTTATATGTGGGTCGCACCATATTTTAAACCCTTTCTTTGTGGCTTTTTTACAAAAATAATAATCTTCTCCAGTTTTTATCATTCCAGTATCGTACATTTCCCAATCAAACCAGGGTCTTTCTATTTCGTGGAATAATTTAGTTTTTATAAGTACAGCACCAAATCCTATAGCTTCACATTCATACAATTCGTTAGGCAAATCTTCTTTTTTAGTTCTCTGTCCTTCTTTGTCTCCCTTTTTCCAAACCATATATCCATCGCTTAACATTCTGGGGTTATAATTAACGCCTATCATATCCTTGTCGTGTGATAACATTAATTTCAAAGTAAATTCTGGGATAATCATATCGTCATCAATCATCATTAAGTGAGTGCAATTATTCTGACAAGACTTAGCGGCTAAAAAGTTGCGATTTTCTGCTATTGTATATCCCTCGGTCGCTACTTCAAAATGGAACTCAACATCATCAGTAAAATCTATCATTTTTAATAGGGATAATACCATTTGTTGTTCAAACCCCCTATTGCTTAATAAACCTATGCAAATTTTCATATTTTTTGTGCTTGCATCCTAACCTTTGGATGCTTTTTAATAAATTTATGATAATTATTATTAAAAGATTTATTGCTTGATTCTTTTAACTCTCCATAAGTTGTTGTGCCTCCGTGATGATATACGTCTATATTAACTATTCCTGTCCTTATTCCGTTAATGCTACATCTGTATTTATAATCCAAATCTTCAAAAAAACAGGGAGAAAACTGTTCATCAAAATATCCGACCCTTTCAATACATTTTCTGTCTATAATAAAGAACCAACCAGATATAACTATATTCGCTACTGAATGCGGTAATGTAACCAGATTAGCGTTTTTATAAAATAAATCCCTGCATTCCTCCCACCAGCCTTCTGGTAATTCTATATCGTCATTAAATATCGCAAAATGTGTACATCCGTCTTTCTTTGCCCTTTTAATACCGTCATTCCAGGATATTGCTACTCCTTTGTTTTTTTTGTGTAATATTTTTTTAATGTTCTGTGTTTTAAGCCAACCAATAGTTTCTTTTCTTTGCCCGTCTTCTACAACGTAAATAATAAAATCTTCCTGTGTGTAGTCTAGTATATTTTTTACAAGTACTTTTAATGTATTTAACGAATTATACGTAGGTATTATTATTCCTAATTTAATATACATATTTCTGCCCCCTAAAAGGAGCAGAATATAGATACTAAGCTACGGTAACGTCAAATACAAGTCCAGAATGTGCAGCTCTTACATTCAAACCGTAGTCAACCCTACTAATAACGCCAATACCAGATTGTAGGTTTGGGTCTTGAGTTATAACGATTTGTCCGTAAGTTTCTTTCAAAATACCGATTTGCTGTATTCCCTTAACACCTGCGAAAAGGTGTCCTGAAGTGTGGTTGTTAGAAACATAGTGGTCAACACCCATAAAGTGATAACCTGTTTTAATACCGTTCTTCAAAGCCTTGTCAGCTAGGTTAAATCCATTAGCCTGTGCAAACTGTTCCAAGATTTCAAGGTCTGCATATCTCCAAACAATGAAGACTCCTTTTCTGTCAGCCAAATCTTGCCCATTAGCTTCGCCAATTTCTCTCTTAATTCCTCTAATAATGTCATCAATATTGGTTGCAGAAACAGTGATGTTTCCAGCAGCTCCACCAATTGAAGCATTAGTAAAGTTTGTCCAATTGGCGTGGTTAGCCAAGATAGCTGTTTCAATCCACTCATCAATAATTGCACCTTGTCTTTCGGCAAGTTCCATTTGGTTTACCAAAGAACATTGTGCAAGGTCAGCTCTGTCAATAAAGACAGGTACTGGCTTATAGGTTGAGATGTCAATGGTGTCATTGGTAAGTGCAAAATCGGAGAATCCGTATGCAGTTCCACGAGTACCAGTTTGGATTACTGGTTCGGTACTCATATAAGGAAGATTAAAAATCTTCGTATTTGAATAGATAACCTCGCAAACTTCTTTCCAGTTAGTTGGTGCATCCAACCTTTCCTGAAGTTTAGTCATCCATTCTTCTGGGTACACGCCAGAATTAAATGTATTACTCATCTTTTAAAGGGCAAAACGATTAATGACAACTACGCACCCTGTACTATACCCTGACTAGCAAATTTAGATTTGTTTTTAGCTCTTTTTATTTTTTCATTCAATACCTTACGTCTAAGTTCAACTTGCTCTACTGGAGGCAAATCTTGTCCTTCTGGTTTTGCAAGCCAGTAATCAACTTCATTGACTTCTGATTGACCTCTACGTTTATTTGATGTAGGAACTGCTTGTTTAACAGCTTGAGCTTCTTGCTTTTCTTTGAGTTCATTAATGAACCATTTTTTACCAAGAAGTTCTTTTTGTGTCATACCAGTTTCATCCATCATATCTTGCAGGTATTCAATGTCAGCTTCGCTTTTTACAGGTACTTCAGCATCAGAGTTATAAAATGCTAATTGTCCGTAATCTATCTCGCCATCATTAGTTTTTTTAGCTTTTGTTTTTTTTGAGTTTTGCTTCTCTAGCTTGGTTTGTAGTCGTTTATTACGACCCTCAAGCTCTCTTGCTTTAGCCTCCCAATCAATAGCTTCTTCTTCTTGTTCTTCATCTTCTTCTTGTTCTTCTTCGTTTCCCTCTTGTTCTTCTTGTTCTTCTTCAGAAGTTTCTTCTACTTCTTGGGTGTCTTCATTTTGAATGTCCATAAATGATAAATGGTAATGATTTTTGCTAGGAATCATAACCTTAATTATTTTTATAAAGAATAATAACTTAAATCACTTTTAAAGAGTGAGAACTTATATAAATTAATCAGCTTCTGTATATTCGTCTAATACTAGAAGAACATCACTGTCAGCTTTTCTTATAAATGTTAATTTCATCAAATCGAGACCAAGTAATGCTAAGTCAGCACTATCTTCATTGTCTTGCAAATCAACGCCAGTTCCTGCAGCAAATGTAATTGAAGCAGTAGCTGTTGAACTTGCATTTCTAAACCAGTAAGACCTTTCGTCTCCAGGTGTTTCGCCCAGCCAATACATTGAAGTAGAAGCCATTGTTGTAATGGTAGTGCTTACATTCGGTGTCCAATCAACATATGTTACATCTCCGTCAAAATTAGCAGATAACAATGTAAAGGTTGCAGCGGTTGAAGATGTTGAATATACACTTCCGCCGCTTTGATAACCAGCGTGAAAATATTGTCTCTGATAGTGGTCAGGACTTGCCATAGCACCAAAGGTGTCATTGCTTGTAAGCTGTTTAAGCTCGTCAACACTCATATTTACAGTTAATGCGTAAACGGCAGATACGGAGAGAACAAGCGTCAAAGCTACTGTTAAAAATACTTTAAGTTTATTCATATTATTTTTTCTTATTAGGTTTATTAGATTTTTCGACCTTTGTTTTGGTCTCTCCGACCACTTTTTTAGGCTTTTCAGCCTCTAACTCGCTATAAAGTTTGTCTTTAAGCGAGTTCATTTTTTTGTCTATTAACATAGTTTTTTATATTATTTATAACTAACTGAAACATTGACATCATTTGTTGTGGTAAAATCAACGTAAATTCCATTCGTAAACACCTGGTCTAGTATTACTGTTTGTGGCTCGTGATAAGCGGCTGTTAAGTAATAAATTGTAGTTGTTCCATTTCCTGATGATGTCGAATCAAGAATCGCAATAGTCCCTGCGGTTGCGGCTGCATCTGACGGACTAAATGTTACCGAATGAACTATCCCAGCCCCGACTTTGACAGCTGTATCTGCTGTGGCATAAGATTTAAGCCAAGTATTATCTACCTCTAAAAGGCTATTAAAGTAATAGGCTGTATTAACTTGCGACATAGTTGCCGTGGTTAAACTTGAGGTAGTTGCTACATTAACAGAACTTGTGGCTGTTAAATAGCCTGTATAAGTTCCTGAAACAGTAGAAACCCACAATCTGGTTGAAGCAGCTCCCGTTGTCGGTGTTAATGTAACCGTACAAGAGTTATTAGACCCTGCTACAACACAAGTAAACTCTGAAGACGGGTTTGTTTGTCCGCCAGCATAATCAACACTTGTAATTTTAAAATAATAAGTGTCGTTTGCCAGTGTACCAGAAGTTGACGATGTTGCAGCTCCGTCTGTTGGATTTGGCAATACTACTCCAGTTGGTTGAGGATAAGCATCAAATCCTAAATTTCCGTTAGTTTCTGAGAAATTTAGCTGATATATTACATAGCCTAATAACAAGACTACTGCTATTAGTGTATATGCAATAAACTTCATAAATGTTTTCATAATGTTATGTTAATTTGTTATCTAGCTGGGTTTGATTTTTCATCAACTGGTTTGTCTTGTGGTTTAAATGTTTCTAATGATTTAAAAGCCAATTCCATTTGTCTTAATGCTTGAGCATCGGCTCTTAGATTCTCTCCTAGCTCTTGATTAGTGATGTGTGGGTCTTGTTGAATGGCTAGAAATGCCTTGTTAAGGGCAAAGTTTCCAGATGGGTCTCCCATATCAACATCGTCTCTAACTTCTCCTTGATTATATACTTGGCTGAAGAATACTTTTTTTAAGCCTTGCATTAAGTTTTTGTTTTGCACGGCTCTTCTAACTTCAATGTCTTCTTTTTCACTTAAAAATTTATTTAGCATTTGTTTGTTGAGCTTCGGCTAACTGCCCTAAGGGTTCTGTCGCAACATTTGTTTGTGGTTGCTGAACGGGTGCTGACTGTAACCTTAAAGCACCGAACTCAATAGGAGATAAACCTGAGCTTTCTAATATTTGATTAAATAACTTAGCCATTCTAGGGTCATCAAGTAATTGTGGGGCTGACGCAACTTGTCTAAATAAATTCACTAACTTATCAACAAAGGCTGGCATATTCTTTTGTTTGCCGGCAATATTTATTTTTACGGTAATTTCGTCATCGGTTAGCTCGCCCTCTAATAGTTCAATGAATTTATTATTGTCTTTGTTAAACTCATCCAATACTTTAGTATATATTTCTTCTTTTTCTCCTGGTGCTATGGTTTCACCATTTAAAACCTTTTCTTTTAATCTTCTTAAAGATTCATTCATTGCTATTTGCTCCCCCACCATTTCCATTTCATCCATTGATAGGCTAGATAAGAACTTTTTGCCTCTAGTTATTTCCTTTTTAATGTAAGGGATAATCCAGTCTCTATATACCGATTCAATAAATTTAGCGTATTGTCCTCGTCTAAATTCGTGCAGTCCTTTTCCTTCTTGGGTTACTAATTGTTGTAAAGCAAAAGGTGTTCCTGACGGAGCTTCCTTGCCTAGAACTGGGTCTGATGCTGAAGCCATAACTTGGGCGTGAGCTGATAGCTCTGCATCCCACCTTTCATACAGGTTAGTCGTTCTCGGAACAGTGTCCATTTGTCTGACATTTGCCCCTTCTTCAACCACCAGAACACTGTTATTGTCCACATTGTCCATATTCGGGTTTCTGGCGTAAAATCCCTTATCATCTGTTAAATGGATTACCTTAGAAGCACCGTCTAAAAGCTCTTTAAACCTTATCTGGTTATAGTTAGTCCATACTTGGTCTTCTTCTATTTCTTCAACACCGCCAAAGCCTAAAGCTCTGCCCTCTACTTTATCTCTTATAGTAAGTTTTAAAAGTTCTTCATCCTTTTTTAGTTTGCCCTTAAATAGAGTAACACCGTTTTTGTTTCCGTCTTCATCCCAATAATAGGCGACAATGTGCATTTGCTTTTCATACTCTTCTGGCTTTGCATTGTCGTTTAGCCAGTTTTTAGGCAATATTCCGTGTAATTCATAAACTTCTAAATATTTGCCAGGGGTTTTATTGTCTTTAGTATCGTCTCGGTTGTCTTTGTTTGCCTCAGATAGCATTGCAAAGTCCTCCAGGCTCATTGTTGCACCGTTTTTAGTGTCTCCCCAGCCTTTGTCTGCCATTACCAGTAATTGTTCTTGATTATAAAAATGTTTAAAGCATATCGGGCCTGCCAGCATATCAGTCTGGTCGCAAAAAGCTATTGTGTTTAAAGGAACTACCTCAGGAACTGGTTGGTCAACATTTTTTAAAAGACCTCCCCCCAAATCTATTCTTGACACATTGCAGTCATCCCAGACTTCATCTAGGTTATACTTTTGTACAAATACGTCATCGTGGTACTTTTTAACCAAGAATGACAAATGGAACTTTTCTTCATTTTCCACATAAAGTAATATGTCCTTAACATCAATATCTTCTGTCCTGTATTGTAAGTTAAGCAATGGTCTGATTATGTTCTTGACTGGCTTGCTGTCTTGGTTACCAGTTAAAAGCCTGCCGTGCTTATAATAAAAGCCTTTTTTAATGTGTTCAGGCATACTCCACTCCCAGCCCTGTAAATCTACAGGAGTTGACCTATACGCATTTTCCTCGGTTGTAATATATTCATAAATATTCATATAAAAAACACTACTTAATTATCTAAGTAGTGCCTTTTAAGGATAGCTAATACCCGTTCAAAGATTAGTAGCCTTTAAAGACACTACCAAGTATTGAACGGGATTTTATATTCTATCTTAAATAAGACTCTAGCTGTTTAGCCATTATCTTTCTATAAACTGGTCTGCCGAATAATGAGGTTAGTTTCGGTACGGTCAGTCTTCTTTCTAGCTTACTGTTATTAAATATAATCTTAAAATAAGCCAGTTCTTTAATTTGTTCTGGTTTCTTTAGTTTGGATAAAGCGTCAAAAACATTATCGGCTTCTGCTTTAGTTTCAAAGTCTCCAATTTTTAATTCTATTTTATATTTACCTGGCTGGGTTGGCTGGTCTGGCATTTGTTTGACTTGGCATATTATTCAAGAAGTTTTGATTAATATACTCTTGTTTATTAATAACTGGTGCTAATGAACATACAGCGTATTTTATAGCATCCATAGAATAGTGAAAAGGTTCTTCTGGTTCGTCTAATATTTGACCTGTTCTTGGGTCTGTCATCCATAAGAAGTTCTGATATTCTCTTTCAACGTCTACGCTTCTTTTAGTATAGCCAATTTTCTCATTCTGTACTATCTGAATGCTCCATTTTTTATATTTCTTTTTAGTTCCTGCTTTTAAGTTTAAAGACCTTTTTACTTTCTTTTCACTGCCGATTATGTTTATTCTGTAGCCTCTTATTTCCTCAATACTCTTAGAATCTTCACTGTCGGCTATTACAAGGGCTTTTTCAAGGTTTTTAAGCATATCAGCTACGTTTCTATTGCTATATCCTAGCCCGTACATTATCTGGTCTACTATATACCCTCCGTTGTAATAATAAAGAGCTATTAATCCTAATGGGTGAGCTGAATATCCAAAGTTTAATCCATATCGTTCAAGTCTGGCTGTTTTAGGTACTGTTTCGTAGCATTCCCAGCCTGTATATATTCTTCTGCCTTTGCTTTCAGGTTTACCAAGCCATTTATGTTCATATAAAGCTGGTCGCTTCTCTTTATCGTCTTCCATCTCCTGTTTAATAACATCAGGCATCCATCCGTATTTTTCGGCTATATCGTAGTTATGGTTGATTATTAAAGTATTCGGTCTGCCTTCAATTACCAATCTCTTATGTACTGGGTCTTCTTCTAAAAGTCTGTTATAGGTGTAAATTATCTTAGAATTATCTTTTCTTACGGTTGGGGTTAATACCTCCAAACTATTGTTGCTTACGGTTTGAGCTTCTTCTACCCAGGCTATATCAACACCTTCGGTTGATTTAATTCCTTGTTCGTTGTTCCATAGTCCTTTAAATAGAAAGTCTGAGCCTGTTTCTTTGTTTATAATGGAATTATCGGTTACAGTAAAATCATTAAGCCCGTAATATTCTATTAAATCGGCTAATAATTGATGTGAGCTTTCTTTTATTGATGTTTGGAACTCTCTACAACATAGAACTCTGGTCTTTTGTTGTCTGGCTCTAATAAGTAAATATCTAGCCACTGTATGTGATTTTAATGAATATCTGCCACCGTATATTGCTGCTTCTCTCCACCAGTCAGTAAAAAGCTCTTTATATTCTGCTGGGATTTCAATTTTTATCGTCTCCATCTTTAAACTCTACTAAAACTTTTTTAAGTTTTTTATCGCCAAAGCCTAAATCTATTTTACTTCCTAATTCCTTTAAAACAACTTGCTTAGCTAATTCAATCTTTTCTTTTTCAGTTAATTCTTTTTTTTGTTTTTCTAGTTGTTTGTTTACTATCCAATAGGCTTGTTCAAGTAAGTGTTTTTTAGCGTTTTCAATACCAAATCCTTCCCTACCTGATTTTTTTCTTTTTTTATATAACTTGTTTCCTTTTTCGAACGGCATATAATTTAAATCATTTTTTTTATATAATCTTAGTTATTATATCGTCTGCTGTCATCTTATATACAGTATAGTCTTCTAGCTCCACGTCATAAAGATATACTTCTATTAATCGCTTGTATGTTCTGTCTTTTGATGTATGTATTATTTTTCCTGTAAGCTCTTCTAATCTACCGTTTGGCTTGTCCATAGGTTGACCTAGAAACTTTACTGTATCTCCTTTTTTATATAGCATTATTTTTTATTAAATTTCTCTGTATAATGTTTTTTTAGTTCGTTCCAGGTTTTAAATACTCTTCCCTTATGGGTTACTTTAATCTTTAACTCTTTGTCTTTTAAAGTTGTTGATGTATTACTCATAACGCAAAACAACCCACATAGTGAGTTTTTAATGAATACTTAATTTATTCTTGACAAGCATTGATCGAGATTAATAATTCCTGCCCTCTATTCAAAGAATAAAGAGCTGAAAAAAACAATTAGTTTTGCCCCACGCAAAATTAAATCGAAGGCAGGAATGGCTAATTATATCAATGATTAGTCTATAAAGGTATTTCTCCCTTTTCCTATTTCCATTTAAGGATATAAGCTGTTTGTTTTTGAAATGTCTTCTAGCAAGGTTGTTGGAACTATTACTAGTCCTTGCTCTATGACACCTGTTTAATCTTATTATATAACATTTAAACAATTTTGTAAACAGTCTAGGGTGTTAATAACTTTTTAGCTTGTTCTAATTCATAATATTTTTCTCTATACCATACATAACCGTAATTTTTACCTATCCCTTGTTTTTTTAGCATTAATATTTCTTCAATCCATTCTTGTCCTTTGATAATATCTATTTGTGCGTGAATTGTGCTGTCTTTGTGTTGGTGGTGGTTACAGTGGCATTTATTACAAATATTAATACAATTTTTAAGGTTATACCTTAATTCTGTGCTATTTGATTTCAATACATAGTGATGAAGACAAGAATATACTCCACCACATATTAAACAACCCTTTTTTTCATACATTATTCTGCCTATGTCTTGCAATACTTTATCGGCTTTTCTTTGCCAATAGCCAATACTTTGGTTTCTTTTCTTTTTAATTTTGAGGATTGGTTTAATCATTTAACACATTTTTAAAATAATAACCCCATTCTTTATCAGTACATCGTCTAATATCTTCCCAGTCATCTGATATAAAAAGGTCTGAATAATTTTTAGAGTCTATAAAAATAGTAATAATCCCTGTGCTGAGCTCAAACTGGTCTACTTTTCTTAAAGCTACTAAGGCTTTTTTAAAAACAGTCATTTCCTTTAAGTCTTTGTCTATGTATATTTTTATGTCTTTGGCTATTTTCATTTTTTATTTTAATTTATTAAATTCCCTATTGGCATTATCAACGCTTTTGGTTATGCCCTCGTATTCCTTAACGCCTCTTACTTCGTCAATTAATTTTACGAGTTTAGGCAGGTCTTTATGCTCTATTTTTATTAGAATTTTCATTTTTTTGATAATAATAAGCGACTAATTGATAAGAAGTCTTTAAATACTCAGCTATTTCCCTGAAAGTCAGTCCATCATCATCTCTTAGGCTAACAATAAAGTCAGTTAATTGTTCTCTGGTTTTAATTGTTTTTTTGTCGTAGTGTATTAGATATCAAGACAATTTAAAATATAATCAACCCTATTTTTTATGTCTACTACCATATCACCTTTTTTTAAAATTTGCCCTGCTAATCCGCTAGTCCCCATTTCTTCTTGGCAACCTTCTTTTTCTGGTGTTTCTGTCATAATCTGATTAAGTCTAACGTGTAATTTTGACACTGAGTCAGACAATGTATCAAGAGAGTTTGTTAAATAAGCCAATGCTTCTTCCATTGGCGTTTGTTTTGTTTGTTGAGTGATGTTTGAATCAACTCCAATTTTTCCCATCATAATTTTTTTATATTATTTATTTATCTTATTTAAAATATCTTAAGATTATTGTTTAATTATTTACTAAATAACGGCAGTGAGTTTTCTTACCAGTCGTTATCTGTATAGTTTTCCTCACCGCCTAGTGGGATAGGTAATAGTACACATCAGACCCACCTAACCAGCTCTTAATTTTCCACGACAGAGAATTAAGGTGTACCGCTATTTAATAAACAATTTAATACTCACCATCTATGTAGATGAATTGGTTATCTTAAAATATGTTGATAATTAAACCATTTATTATTTTCAGTCTTAGCAACAAAATTTATTTCTATACTAAGAAAAAAAATATAAATTAATAATGATTTCCACATTGGTTGAAAAACAAATCCAACACCTACTGCGTTAAATACTGTTGTAATTTCAATTATATTTGGCTCTTCCATAAATTTTATTTAATTATAAATTATTATAGCAAAACCCTCGGCAGACTTCTTCACACATTTTTTCATCTTCAAAATCGCAGGAGCATCCACGAAGACAGTCATAAAATCTTGAAGGTAAAACTGTTGCCGAAACATTTACATCATACTCAATAGAAGTCGTCATCCCCTCATCGGTTATGGTTATTTTGTGTTCGTCTGCTGACTTAACAGGTAGGGCTGTTAGGATTAGGATTAAGATTGTTGTTAGGAGGGGTTTCATATTTTTCCATTAAAAACTTCCCAATAAATAGTTTGTTTTATTTTAAGTTTTACTTTGCCTGTGCAATTAAAACTTTTATGTAACCCCTTGTGTCCTTTTTTCTTCAAGCAGTAATAAATTATAGGTATTTTTTTGTCTACTATAAACTTATCTTCACATTGCATATATTTATATTATTATATTATTAAATGCTAAAACTATCCCCAAGATAAGGAGTATAATGATTGCTGTTAAGATTGCGAATACTGCTTTTAGCATATAGTTTAATTGTTTAAGTTTCCTATAAATTTTAATATTGCAAAGTCTGTGTTAAGGGAACAAAATACTGTTAATATAAATAGAATAACATGAATAAAGGTTGGTTCACCTTCTATTTTACTCCATATATAAAGTATTATAGTTGTTATCATATAGTTTAATTATTTATATAGGTTTTATTTACTGTCGCCTACACACTGCACGTCTGCTCACTATAGATTCAATCTTTTAGCTTCGTAGCCAAAATAAATTTGACACTAATGTGTAGGCGGTAACAAACAAATCCTTTTCTAATCTCACACCACAAAGTTTCTTTATGATGTGGGTTATAAGATGATTTATTTTATAAATTTTCTTCTATTGTTAGAAAAAATGTATGTCTCCATATTTTTTCTCCACAATTAGCACATTCTAAAACAATAAACTCATATTCACTATCCACAGATAGTGGGTAAAAACAATGTTCACATTTTTCTTCTTCAATTTTTTTTGGCATATATATTATTTAATTCTTAAAACTAACCAACCTGTACCATCTTTTAAGACGTGAGATGTAAATTTCTTTTCGCTTCTACAACTTCTAAATGACTGTTGCACATAAGATGGAAAAGTTGTTGTTTTATTCCATTCGTCTTTAAGAAGTTTCACACCTTCGTTAATTTCTAGTTTATTAAGCTCTTTTAAAATAGGTGTATCTTCAAGACTTCTAGTCCTTGCTTTAATAGCTGTTTTATAAAATTCTTCTTTATTAATTTTTTCCATAACTCTTTATGTTTAATAATTAAAGTTTCTTTATATATTTATTATTAAGTTAGCTAAGGGAAAAAGTGTTAATTATTTAACCTTATAATTTTCGTGTGGTAATCTTATTTTAGCTTTACCCCCACAAGGACAATACTTTTTATATACCAACCAATTATCATTACTTTTTTCATGGTCTGTCGGCATTACTTTTCCACATTTATCACATATAAATAAAACTTCCCTTTTCATATATTTATTATTAAGTTAGTTATTTACTTTCTTATAAATTTGTTGTACCCTCTGTCTTGTTACACCTAATTGTTTTCCAATTTCTGCAAACGTATGTCCGTCTTTTCTCATTTTTATAATTAAATCTTTTTCAACTTTCCCTACTTTAAAAGTATATCTTTGCCATACTTCTGCGCAGTCCAAACATAAGACAATATCTTTATTTGCAAAATATTTTATTTTTTTGTGCTTACAATTATTCTCCATAATTTTTACACCACACTTTACCGCACTCCATACACCCATAAATAACCATATCACTTGCCTTCCCTTTATTTTCTCCATTATAAGACCAGAACAAATTATCGTGTTCAGGATAATATTCAAAAACTCTTTTGTTACAAATACACTTTTCTTTCTCCATATATATAATTTATTATTAAGTTAGTTATTTCTTAATCTTAATTGTTTTACCTAACGCTTTGCAAACCTCTCCCATTGTCATTTCTTCTACGTTGTTATTTAGCTCTTTTTCTACATCTATGCCAGATATTTCCTTAAAAATCTCGTTATCCCAATTAGGCAACGCTAAGACTTTTTTTCTATCTTCCATATCTGCTTTATCCCAGGAATTTCTCCACGCTTGTTTATCTGTATAAGATTTTAAATATCCTCCAGTGGTAACATAAGTCGGGTAAGATTCTTTTTCTTTATCTGTCATTTCTTCTTCTTCAATCCATTCTGTTAAAATATAATAAAAGAAATTAGGAAATTGTATTTCTTCATGTTTTAATTCGGTTTGCTTGTTAAATATCACAACTTTCTGGTTTATAGTGTTCAAGTAGCCTGTGTTCCGGTTGCCTGTGTTCCAGTTGCCTGTGTTCAAGTAGCCTGTATTCCTGTGGCCTGTGTTCCTGTGGCCTGTGTTCCAGTTGCCTGTGTTCCAGTAGCCTGTGTTCCTGTCGCCTGTGTTCCAGTTGCCTGTGTTCCTGTGGCCTGTGTTCCAGTGGCCTGTGTTCCAGTGGCCTGTGTTCGAGTGGCCTGTGTTCCTGTTGCCTGTGTTCCAGTAGCCTGTGTTCGAGTGGCCTGTGTTCCTGTTGCCTGTGTTCCAGTAGCCTGTGTTCCTGTTGCCTGTGTTCCAGTAGCCTGTGTTCCTGTCGCCTGTGTTCCAGTTGCCTGTGTTCCTGTTGCCTGTGTTCCAGTAGCCTGTGTTGTTTTTTTCTTTACTCATATACTTTTTATATTATTATATTATTAAGTTAGTTATTTACAATTATTTTTATACGCTACCCAATCGTTCCAGTGTCCTACTGTTAGTCTTTTATTAATTGCCCACTCGGTAGCTTTTTTATAATCAAGCCTGTCGGCAAAAGAAATTGTATCTTTATGCACGCTGTTTATTCTCCAAATTCCGCAGTCTGTTGAAAGATTTGTATTGGCATTACAGGTGTTTTCCCAATGACTTTCGTTGATTATAATACATTCAGCTTCTTCCCAACTAAGCCCTGCCTTTTCTATTTCCATTTTTACCCACTCTTGCATTGTTGGCTCTGGCTCTTTGGCATCGGCCCTAATAACATTCAGATTATAACTTGGCATAGCTAGGTTGCCATTTAAAATCGCATACAAATTCCCTTGTCTACCCAAATACTTTCCGAAGTCTGATGATTTGTTAATTAGGGTTTCGGTTAGCGTGTTTGCTCCGAGAATCACCACTAAAGCTGTCATAGCGATGATTGCAAATTTTGTTAGTTTTGTTTTCATATTTTTGTTTTAGTTCCCTTAACATTCTCAGGCTTTTAATATAGCTGGGAGAAAGCTGGGGTATTTTAATATCTTTACTTTCAGCCGGTGCAAATTAGTCCTAGAACCTATCTGCACCGACTTCCAGTTATCCTCCTAATGGAGTGATTTAATAATGATTAAAAGATTCGGCATTTAGTATTTCTATCTCGGTCTTGGTGGCACGCATCAGCTCAATTAAGCCTTTGCAGTACATAGTCAATTCTATTTCTTTCTGTCCGTCATCGGTCGCTTTAAAATAAAGTTCTGCCTTAGCGACTGTTTTATGCTCGTCTAATAATTTTATAATATCTAGTGCTTTCTTTTTTTGTATTTCGGCAAGTTCTTTCATTTTCTCGTTATATTCTTGAGCTAACTGTCTTCTTTTAGTAGCTAGGTATTGTGGCGTTTTTTCCATATTATTTATTATTTTTCTTCTTCCAACAAGCCACACAATAAGCTCCAAACTTTCCTGCAATTATAGTTTCTCCACAAACTGGGCATTTATCTCCAACTACTAATGTGTTTTCTGGCTTTTTATAGTTAGACATTTTATTAATAACCTTGCTGTTGCTCATCTTAGAAATAGGCATATATTCTGGCTCTACTGGTATATTATCGTTTTTTGGAGTAAAACTGCTGTACGTGGCTTGTGTGGCGTTTTTTTGCCCTTGTGGTTGTGATGCTGTGTTGCCATCATCATCTTCATCTTCTAAGCAAAACATTGTTACTAGGCTGTATCTTCTCGCATAAGTAATTCCAGCACCTACTTTTTGGGGGTCGCTTTGGTCTTTAGCTATAATTTCAATCTGGCTTGTAATGGATTTGTCAGATTTATGTATTAAGGCTGTTTCTAAAATATTCACATTATCTTTTCTCCCAATGGTTTGCGTGAAAACAAAGTTATGTTCAGTACAATGCTTTTTAACTATTGGTAGTATCTGGTTAAGGGTTACATACTTGCTTTTAAAGAAAGGATTACTTGCTTCTTTCTTGAGTGCTTCAAAAGAGTTTATTAAGTTTTGATAGTCTTGAAAAAATGTATTTTCCATATATTTAATTTAAATCATTAATTACTTCTTGGTGGTCTGCTTCTTCGTCTGCTTGTTCTTCAATACAAGTAAAATCATCGCCTGCATCAAAATGTTCAGCGTCAAAATCTGTATCTATGTTTCTTTGGCAGTAATCGCAATAAATTATACTCATATTATTTATTCTTATTTTGTAAATATTGATTACACTCTTTAAAAGTTTCCTTTATGCTTTCAGATAAAACTATTCCTCTGTCGTTATCAAAGTAAGCCTCATCTCTTTTTTTGTTGTTGCGATTGTTTATTGATTGTTCTTTGAATTTTGACATATAAGTTCTTTAATTTTATAAGCTGGAAAGAATTTAAAACCTGTTAGGTCGTCTAGGATATAGCCAAGCGTTTCCCTAGATAACTTGGTTAGGTCTAATTGTTTGACTTCCTGCCATTTAGGGTTATTGTTTTTTTCTAAAGCCTGTCTGACTTTGTTGGCTAAAAAGTCGTTGTTGTTTGGTATATCGCCTGTCTTTTCAAAGACATCTAAATCGTTCCATAGCTCAAATTGTTCTTTAATATTCATAATGTTTTTTAGCTGGGAACATCCCAGTTTGTTTAAGTGTAATTTCTTTAAGCTCACTTTTGGCGTTAAATGTTTCACCTGTCTTTGGTTTTCTTACTGTGTAATAAATATAATCGCCACCTTCGTTTTGTGTTGCAAAGCTCCAGCCTTCTTTTTTTAGTTGGCAAGCTATTGCTCCAAGTCTTGAGATATAATTTCTCAAGCACCAGTTTCTTGAAATTTTTCCAGTTTCATTTAACTGGTTTATTACTATTTCTCTTTGTGTTAAAGACATACTATTGATTTGTTTTCCACTCTTTTAATGTTGTGGCGAACTTATTATCTTTTAAGTGTTTTTCTATTAAACTTATAATAGTGCCATTCATTATTTTATTCTCTTGTTCACACCATTTTTTAAGCATTTGGTGCAGTTCCTCCTTATCTCCTGTAAAGTTTAGTTGATATTTGCTCATATTTTTTGTTTAGTTCGTTATGTTATAACTCTATCATAGACCCATTATAAAGTCCACATCTATTTATCTTTTAATCTTAGCACTTATTTTATACACATTTCCCAATTCATTTTTTTTATTTGTTTTTTTATTGAAATACGTGGTCTGCTGTGGATAAACTACTTCGCCCACAACTTTTCAGGTATAGCCTTTAATTCTTTAATAATCATATACCCTTTAGGTGTTTTAATTATTATTTGATTTTTTTTAAGATGCTTTCTAGCTTCTTGTATTGTTTTGTAGGTCATATTTTTTTATTACGATAATATTCAAACTCTTTTAAAATAATTGAAATTGAGTGAGCTGGGATTTCTCCTTTAAAAGGTTCGCCTATCATTTCAAAAATATCCTGTAGAGCGTGGAAAGACTCATGAGCTAAAGTAGCACAAATCTTAATTATTGTTTTGCAGTGTTTTGTATTTACTAAAATAAACGGTGCATAACCCTCTCTCATCCAACATTTGCCCCTAAATTTTTCCATTTCCATATCATCTGGTCTATTACCTTCAAAGTGTTTTAAAATTCTTTTTTCTACTTGTTTATAGTCTTTGCCTATATAAACCGCTACCCAATATTCGTGGTTGATTAAATTAACTGTGTAAAATAGTTCTTTCATTTAGTTCTTCTTTTAGTTTTTTAATTTCTCTATCACAAATAGATGATAGTTTAGGATTGACTTTTTTCTTACCAGTCCAGAATCCGATTTTCATTGTTATTTTATTTTTCTCTGCTTTGGTCATTCTTGTAATGGTTAATTATTATATCTAAAAAGCCAGCTACAGTTTTAGTCTTTTTATTTAACTTTAACCAATCCAACTGGCTCTTTCTTATTCTTACTAATTTATTAAAATCACTTTTATATTCTTTTTTTTCTTTCATTTTGTTTACTTAAGTATACTTATACCCACTCGCACAGCCGTTGTCCTTTGTCTAAGCAGTTTACTATATGTTAGTGGGCTTTGTAGACTAGGGGTTATTCCTTGTTAAACAAGGTTTTTTAAAAAAAATAGTAAGAACGTTTTTGTCTGCTTGAGACGGAAGGTATCCGTATGTGTTGACCTTGAGGCTAATTTATAGTCTTCCCTCTTAGGTGTTTGTGGCTGACTTTATTTTGCTTACAAGACTTTTAATATTTTAAAAGCCATAAAGAAAAATAAAAATTTGGCAAAATTATAATAAAAAAAACTTATAATAATTTATTGGCTTCAACCAGTACACTGGAAGGTGAAACTGGTCAAATCGGCAAACAAGTCGCCTGCCAATAAACTATTATAAGTTATCCTTCCAGTGTTCATATATTATACTTTAATTAAACTATAATCATTATAAACTAATTAAAAACATTTGTACATAGTCTAAGGTGTGCATAACTTTTAATACCCCAAAACACAGGTTGGCGTGTCTTGTTTTAGTAAAAAAATAGCTAATATTAAAAGTAAAACCATTGTGTAAACATTCATTAAAAACTCATTAAATAGTTCGTGTTCGGCGCAAGAGATGGCTTGTTTTCCACAGAAGAAAAAAGATAAAACTATCAGTGGGATAAGTATCATTTTATATTGTTAAATTCTTTTAGGTTAAAACAGTCTTTTTTGAGTTTGTAATTTACTTCATCTATATCGTCAATAATATTGTGCATTATTCCATTTAAATCTGTTTCGTCTACGTGGCTGTTTAAAAGACTAATAATTGCTTTAGTCGATTTGTGTTTGGCTTCTTTTTTTGTCATTAGTTCAAATATGATAAATATTCTTTTTCAGACAACCATTTAATCTTTTTTTCTTGGGTTAAAAATTTAAGCATATCATTTATATTAGTAGGCGTTTCTTTCATATATTTGGCGATGTCGTCAGCTATAACTCTTAAATCTTTGATATATTCAAGTCCGTTTTCAGTAATTTTATAGAACTCGCCATTATTATCAGGTCTAACTCCGTATTTATAACCCTCTGCCATTAGCTCTTTTATTTTTGTCATATTAAAATCAACATCAGCCTTTTCAAGATAAATTCTTTTAACATAAAACACGCTAAAATCTTCGTTTAAATGCTTGATAAAAGGGTCATAACTGTCATAATCCATAAAAGTATTACGGTTTATTATTACTGATGCGTGGTTAGGACTACCGACCGAATAATAGAGCATTCCACGCCTGTACCAAGCGTACAAGCCAACATAAAGCGGTGAATATTTTAAGGCTTCATTAAGCATTTGTTTTGACGTAGACCAAACACTATCATAACCGAATGTGTACTTTTTGGCGTTTATTAAGGCTTTTTCTTTTATGTCTGGAGATAAAGGTCTATAATAATCATCCCAATCAAAATTATTTTTATCCCAAGACCAGTCTTTTTCTTCAACAAAACCGTATTTGCGCCTGGCTTCTAAAACATAATTCATTGAGTTACCTGATTTGGTTGTGCCTGAAATCTTGTTTAAAAATCTGTCCGACCTGTTTATAGCCTTGCCCCACTTATTTAGTTCAATCATTTCTTCAACATTATTAAGAGCAAACCCAGTACAGCCCATCGTTTCAACCAGTCTGCCACGCTGTTCTTCATCAAACATTTTTTCAGCTTCGGGCAACCAATTAGAATCTGGTTTTAAAACAGCCCAGTTAATCTTATCGTCTGACGCTCCCATAATATAATCCTTGTCTGACGGTATTTCTGGGAGCAAACCGTAGTTAATACTTAATACTCGTCTAAGGCGTGGATATTTGTCTACAAGCAGTTTTTTAGCTATATTTAGCTGATATTTTAGGTCTTGGAACATATTAATTTTTATAAATAGTGTATAAAATTACTAATATATAAATTATTAGCACTACTAATTTAAAATTTATTTCTGGTGTATATAAAATAGTATTTTGTTTAAGGGGATTGAATCTCTCTATGTGATTGCGTAGATTTTCCCCTTATTGTATGTAAATTTTGCCAGACTGGCTAAAGTCGGACAATCTAGCCTATTGTTTAGGGGAGAGTTATTTTTCTCCCCTTTTTAATTAAGCGTGTCCAATTCCTGCCTCCGCTTCTTCAAGTTGTCTTTTGGTTGGCGGTTTGGCTGTTCGCACCAGCTTACCGTCAACGATTTTTTCGTACTCTTTTAAGTAGAGAAGTTTGCAACCGCAATTTGGACAATTCATATAGCGGTCTTCTAAATACATTACGCTGGCGCAGGTAGGGCATTGTTTCATTATTATCTCCTTTCACAGTTTGGGCATTCCGCTGACATCACATTAGTGTTAGGTGATACAGACGGAATGCAAGTTTTAAAAATGCAGTCAAAGCAATGGAAGAAAACTATATTAGCTATATTGCAAGACCAGACATATCCGCATTTCGGGCAAGCATAAACGCTTATATATTTATTCATCTTCCACCTCCACGTCTTCAAGGCTAGGTAATGTTTCATCCTTAACCTTGTACCATTGCCAGAAAATATGTACTACTAGGACTATCCCTCCGATGAGGAACCACTCAAACATTTTACCTCCACCTCCTTTCGCTTGTCGCAAAAACGACAGTTAGCCATTATGTTTATATAGTTCTTGTAAAAGATGCAATAATAATTCATATCGCCCCTTTCGCCTGTTTTAATCCTGAATATACATTCTTTCATAAGTTCCTCCACAAATTTTGCAAAGTTTTCCTTTTTCTGTTTGTTTTAAACAACTGTTTTTGTAATAGCACTCGTGGCAGTATACATCCACGTTGTTAAACCCTTGACAGTAATACATCTTGCAAGCCTTGCAATAAAACTTTAGATTGGCGTTTTTGGATTTTACATAAACGACTTTGCGTGTTATGCGCCAGGCTAATTTATCAACATCTCTTCGGCTCAGTCTTCTCTCTTTAATGCTTCTAGTGTCTTTGTCTCGCCTTTTCTGCTTCCGCTTTTTGCGCTTTTCAGCCCCGCAAAGTTTTGGCATTAAAACCACCTCCTTTTTAATGAACACACTTATGTAAAACTATTTTAGCCTTCATTTTTTTTAAGCCAATCAATATTAGTTTTAATTGATTTGATGTCGCCTCTCATTTCGCTTATAGCTGTTAATAATTCGTGCATGTAAGCCTCCTGCTTGTCTCTTTCTTCTCCGTATTTAGCCCACTTTTCTTTCCTGTCGCAAGTTATCTCTGCTATTTTAATATCAAGCTCTTTAAGGTCTATTCTCACTTTCCAATAAAAAGCTGATACTACGACAACAAAACCAATAATATTGACGACTGTGCTATACTCAAATATTATTTCTCTCAGCATTTATTTATAGATAAGTTTGATTAATGTGTTTGGTTATCATATTGAGAATAGCAATCATTGGTGCTACCCAAACAGCACTTAAGCCTGCCATAGCAGCAATAACTATTACAATTAAAGCATTTACAATAGTCCAAAGAGCTGTTTTTACTTTAGTGTTTTCGTAAAGATTTTTTAAAAATTCCATAGTTTTCTATTAATTATTAAAAGCTAGTCTATGTAAAAAATTGAATAACCAAGTTTTTTTATGTCTAAAATCTTCCCCACAATTTGTGCAATAAAAAGTTCTATAATTTTTATCGCCTTTTATTTCTTCTACTTTTTCGCTTTTACAATTTGGACACATAAGTTTAAAATATTATAACCCCTGGTTTTGGTTTCGGTGCTTCTTCATCACCGCCACCACCGTCTGAATAATTAGGACTTATATAATCAATATAATAAGTCCCACTAACTAAATCATAATTATCTAGTCTTACTCCTTCTACCTGCTCTCCAGCACCGTCTCTTTCTACTCCATAAGCACTACTCCAAGAACCGTCATTTATGTTTACTTTAAAAGTATCTACAGACAATCCCTCATATCCCCCGCTTGTATATTCAAAAGCAATCCCGACTCTAAAATATGTGCCAGCAGAAAAATCAAAACCAGTATCTACATAGGCGTCAGAATTACCATCGTAAACTAATAAATTTCCAGCAGAACTTTTCCAAAGACGAACAGTTATATCAGATAACCCATCTTCGTTTAATAATCTTACATAGTTAGTACCTTCATTTAAAACTGGCTTTGATAAAGAAATATATATTGTTCCGTATGTAACCGCACTTACACTTCTAATTATTACTCCGTCTGTGCCAGTAGTATTGGCAACGTGTTTCGTCCCCTCATAGGGTGTGCCAGCAGTACTAACATAAAAATTATTATTTTTACTATTAGCCCAACTATCTTGTCCGTTTAAAGTCCCAACATTCAAATCGTTAAATGTTTGTTCATAAGTCCAGCCATTTGGGTCTAAATGCCCATAAGCACCTTTAGAGCCATAAGCCTCAATAAACCACTCCTCTCCATTAGATTCTTTTGGTATATCAAATAATACTTTATAATATTTTGTGTCGTCTTTTTTTATTAATGTTTTATCGGCTACCTTTTTTGTTTCTGCGGTATCCTTTATTTCAATATCCTTTGACAATAATACTTCCTCTTTGTTTATTTCAGAATATTCAATGTTATTAATATCAGCCCACTCCGATTCATATCTATATATATTCTCTTTTACATATTCTTCTGTGGTTGAAGAATAAACTTTTTTTACACCAGATAAAACCTGATTTGTTCCTAAAAATAACTTTATATCGTTCGCTATTATTTTGTCTTTTGTGCTAATAACGACATTAATATCTTGTTCAACCCCAGATATATTTGTTACTGCCATATACATAACAACACCACCATTCATACTATAATAATCTTTTCTCTCGGTTTCTATTATTAGGTTTTCTTTTTCATTATTATCTGTAAACGTAAAACTTCTTTCGTGTCCGTCAATTATTACAGACTTTGCTCCTAATGGCTTATCATAATTAATATTATGCCCACATCCAGTTAATAATAATAAAATTGTAAGTAATATTTTCTTCATTTTTTACTTCTATAATAATATTTGACTCTTAGCTCCCAATAAATATAATTTAATATTCTAAGTATTTTAGAATTGCATTTTTTACAGTCAATTTCACTACACTTATCGTGAAAAGTTATCTTATAAATATACTGTCGTCTTAATCCGTTTCTTGCAAAACCAAATTGCATTCTTCTATAACCATCTACAATTATCTTCTTTACTGTTATGTAATTGACATAATGCCACACAGACATAGGAAATCCTTTATCTCTCCCGTTTCCACTACCGCCATCAATAATTAATAAGTCATAATTTTTATGCGGTGGCAATACACGGTAATCCTTTGTTATGGTATATTTACCATCAAATTCAGCTAAATTTTTTTTTAATTCTTTTCTACATTCTTCGCTCTGCTCATAAATATCTACTTCAGCCCCATTACTTAAACAAGCATAGCTTAATGTTCCTATTCCTCCTCCCATTTCCAGAACTTTTTTAGCCTTAGAATTTAACACAGTATTTATTGTTGATTGGTGCGCAATAGCGTCTGCTAGTGGCTTGTCTTTAAACTTACTATAAATATTTTCCATAATTTTAATTCTTATAAATTTCTATTGTACAAGTTACTCCTACATTTGAGGCACTTAAGTTTCCTATTTCGCATTCTCGTTTATTGTATTTCCCAAAATCATAAGACCAGGCTGACGTTGAAGTCGCTGTCGTTAGGTTTGATAAAGATGAATAAGTCGTACCATTTCCACATCTAATATCGGCTGTTCCGACAGTTGTGTAACAATGAGCATTAGCCCATATTTCATCTGTAACAGCTACGCCTAAAGGAATTGTACTTGTTCCTGCAGTAGTTAGAATTGAAGAAGTAGCAAATAAAGTGCTAGGTGTAATATCCCAGTTACTTGTTGATGCTGTGGTCGGTATCTCGTAACCAGAACTTAAAGCTAAAGCATCGCCGTCTTCTTCCAAACCTGTGGCAGTTACTGAAAAATTTGTATTGTCTGACATATCAACTGTAGTCAAATATCCGGCATCATTTACAAAATTAGCGTTTGAAGCGGTTGTGCTGGCTATGGTTTCTCCCATTAAAGCGTTTAATTCTGCAAGAGTATCTATATCGGCGGTGACCAAATAACCTGCATCGTTAATGAAGCTCGCATTTGATGCGGTAGTACTGGCTATTGTTTCTCCAATAATAGCGTTTATTTTAGCAAGTGTATTTATATCCGCCTCAACCAAATTGCCCGAAGCTGTGCCTGTTACGTTTCCCACTAAATCCCCGTAAAAAGTCGTAGCCCAAATGTTCCCCGAAGCGGTTAGCCCTGTGGTTGAGGCAGTTATGAAACCCTCTCCACTCCAATCACCCCACGAATAAGCTGTGTCATAATTATCGTGGTTGTATGTTGTAGTATGAGATGATAAGGTTGAAGTGGCTTGCCCAAGTACATCATAAGAGCCAAAGTCGCTTATTTGGCTTTCGGTTATACTTTCTATTTGGTCTGATTGAATTAATCTTGTCCCAGCATTAACAAATCCCCCTATTAATAAGATAACTATAATTGTTGCAATAAATTGTTTCATATAATTTTAAATAATTAATTATCAATTTGAAATCCGTTGGCAGTATCTTCAATTTCAATATTTAACGGCCCCTCTAAAATCACCGAACCATCACTGTTTTTAATCTGTACCCCGTCATTTATTGTAAAACTCCCGGCTCCGTCCCTTATAATATTTAAATCGTTGTCTAGGGTTACTGTAGTAGTGGCAAAACAGTCGTCAGAATAAAGAACATTCCAAACACCAGAACCTGAATAAGTGCAAGTGTCTTCGCCTTCTTCTTCTGGCGGAGAATAGGTGGCGTAAATTGAATATTTCCTGTCTGTATTAGTTATTGTTATTGTTTCGTCAGCAATACCATTATTACTATCACCGCCATCTCCGCTTTCTCCGTCATCAAAATAACAATTCATACCATATTGTCCTGCCCAAGCACCCACATAATAATCCGTATCTGCAGTGATAGAATTGCTATCTACGGGTGTTGTAAAATCAGAATCATACCACCCAGGGGTATTTTCTGGCATATTGACACTAGAATCAAAATCACGACCCAGATATGATGTGTCTGAATATAGTCTTAAAGAAGAGTTAAAGTCTGCCGTACCATAACCATTCGACACTCTTAAATAGGCTGTATGTTTTGATATTGTTCCACTAGAGAATGGTGTAGCCTTAATAACAAAGCCGTCATTAGACGACTTATATGCAGATGATTCTCCTGCGGTTGTATAACCAATAGTATCATTACTCTTAACTGGATAAACAGCTTCATCTAAAAACTCTTGTGGTATTTCTATTGTGTAAAGACCTTTTCCAATATTAATATTTAATATACCCCAAGTTTCATTGCCCTCTGCATCTATAATATGCGGTCTATAGATATGAAAAGCCTTGCCTACATTGTAATCCTTGCCATTAATATCGTTCATTCCTCCTTTTGAGCTGTGATATACTGCATAGCTTCCCACTACATTTTCGGGTCGTTCACTATTACAACATTGTGTCGGGGTGCAAGTGGCTGTCCAACAATCCTCTCCAGCCATTTCCTCATTAAGCGGTGCTTGGTAAAAAAAGTCTAGGCCGTTTGTTTCAATTTCAAACTCAAACTTATTTTTGTCTGGTTTTGAATTAAGATACCAAACATATTTATAAGCCTCACCGTCTTCAGTGGCAAACATTTCAATATCTATGTTTGAGCTGGTATATTCCACTTTTTCATCTACAAAATCCAAAGAAGAATTGTCATCTCCTCCCAATAAAACGTTGGAATTTAAAAGGTTTTTAGGGTTAATTTTAAAAGATACTTCATTCCACCTTTCCAGCGTAATTGACGGATTAAATGTAGTTTCGCCTGCTCCCAATAATTCTGTTTCCTTATCGCCTATTTTTACTTTTATTTCGTCTTTATTCTCGCCTTTGTATTTATCCTTTTCTGAATTAAAAACTTTCTCAAAAACAAGCTGACTTTTTTCCAGTTTATATTTTTCTTTTGCCTTTGCGGAGTTTTCAAGCTTTTCTGATATTTTATCTATTGATAAATTGTTTTCATTGGCACCAAACTCTTGACTGCATCCAGACAAAACAATTAAGATTGCGATTATTATAAATTTCTTCATACTAAAATACTTGCATAGTGCTGGTTGCACCTGGTATAAATTTAAATCCGTAAGTGCCGTCTGTAATGACCATTATTCCTGTACTGGTGGCGTTTCCTATAGCCATATTATCGCTTGGCTCATAAAACTGCGATACATCGGAAAGTGCCGAATAAAGCCCTGCTTCATTGTCCAGCTCGCCCTCATAATTGTCATCCAATAATCCAGTTAAGTCCGCCTCTGAGTCATA